GGCCGGACGGACCCGAAAGCCTATCCGCGCAACCCACAGGATGAGAGTGCCGCGAAGGTAGCAACGGACGTTCTGGACTATATCGAGCATCAAAGCCGCTTTGACCGGGAGGCATCGAACGCCTTTAAGGATATGTGCCTGATGGGCATTGAGGCGGCTGAGGTTGTGATTGACCCGGAAACGGCTGACATCAAGGCGAGCCGCATCGACGGGTTCAAGGTTTATTATGACCCGCGCTCTCGTGAGGGTGACTTTTCGGATGCCCGCTATATCGGGTACTCGGACTGGCACGATCTGGAAGAGGCTGTCGAGCTGTTCCCGGAAGCGCAGGAAGAGCTGGAAGCGAGCGTTGATTCCTCGGTTGCCGATGATGACTATGACGACAAGCCGGAGTCGCTGTGGTGTAGCCCTGAGCGGCAGCGCGTTCGCATCGCGGTTTGCTATTACAAGCATCGGGGCCAGTGGTGTTATGCCTACCATACCGGGTCGGCAATCCTGGAAGAGGGTGTAAGCCTTTACCTTGATGAGAAGGGCCAGCCTGCTTGCCCGATCATTGCGCAGTCTGCGTATGTCACGCGGGACAATGAGCGCTATGGCGTTGTCCGGGACATGATCGGTCCGCAGAGCGAAACGAACTATCGCCGCTCCATGTCGCTGTTCTTGTTGAAGAGCAAGCGCATGTGGGCGCGGCAAGGCGTGTTTCAGAGCCCACAGAAGGCCAAGCAGGAGGCTGCCAAGGCTAACGGCCTGGTGATGGCTGAGGGCACTTTCGGTCAGGACTGGGGCTTTCTTGGCAATGAGGCTGAGACATCCGGCAATTTCGAGCTGTTGCAGGAAGCAAAGGCAGAGCTTGACATTCAGGGTCCGAATGCTGGCTTGCAGGGTCGCGGCGTTGAGGGTCAGTCAGGCCGGGCAATTATCGCACAGCAGAACGCAGGCTTGGCGGAAGAAAACGCCCTGTTTGACGCTCATAATGATTTCAAGCTGCGTTGCTATCAGGCGATGTGGGCGCGGGCCAAGCAGTTCTGGACGGAAGAGAAATACATTCGGGTTACGGACGATGAGCAGGCGTTCCGCTTTATGCATGTGAACGTGTTTGCGGGAATTGATCCGATAACGGGTCAGCCGATTGTGCAAAACGCTCTGGCGCGGATGGATGTCGACATCATCATTGATACGGCACTGGACACGATCAGCTTGCAACATGAGCAGTTCGAGCAATTGAGCCAGATGGCACAGGCCGGTCTGCCGATCCCGCCGGACATTCTGATCATGGCTAGCCAGCTTACGGACAAGCAGCAGATTCTTGAGCGCCTGCAGCAGGCTCAACAGAACCCGATGGCACAGGCAGAAATGCAGCTCAAGATGGCCGGTGAGCAAGCGGACGTTGAAGAGACGCAAGCCAAAACCGAGAAATATCGCGCTGAGACCATCAAGACGAAAGCCGAGACAATCGGGACCGCCGTTGATGCAGCACAGAAGACAGGGGACATGATGACCCCGCGCGCGCCCGACCCTGGGCAGCCGCTAGACCAGATGCGGACCAGTAATGGTCCCATGCCGCCGCCGGGCCTCGGGCGATAATGGTGCCGCCGACCTATGGGCGTGGAGAAACAGATGAGCACGGAAGACAACCTGGAAGACTTTTTCGACGAGGCTGATAATGCCGCTATCGAGGCGAGTGAAGCGCAACCGGAGCCGGAAACGGTAGAGGGAGCGCAGGAAGCTGAGGCAGTGGAGCCAGCTGAGACGGGCGAACAAAAGCAGGCTGAGGAGCCTGATTCCCCGCCGCCGGGGGACGATGATAAAGCCATTACGGGGCGGATTTCCGCATTGCTTGATGAGCGCGAGAAGCGACAGGCAGCCGAGCGTAAGGCCGGTGAGCTTGAGAAGCGACTCGCAGAAATGGAAAAACCTCAAGAGGCACCCAAGCCGATTGACCCATATGAAGACCCGGAAGGGTTCCATGACCAACAGCGCGCCATGGTGGAGCAAGTCGCTTTATCGCAGCGGGTGCAGACATCCAAGATGTTTGCCGAGCAGCAGCACGGTTCTGAGGCTGTAGCGGAGGCCTACGCGGCTTTCGATGCGGCCTGTAATGCAGATCCTGCGGTTGCTGCGTTGTCTCAGTCCATTATCCAGAACCCTCACCCCATGGGCGAGGTGGTGAAATGGCACCAGCGCCAAAAACTGCTTGATGAAATTGGTGAAGACCCTGCCGCATACCGCGAACGGATCATTGCAGAGCATCAGGCGAGCGCCGGGCAGGTTACGGAAACCCTAATGCAGCAGCCAGCCAAGCCAAGGGTGCCTCCGGCACTGGGCAAGGGTGGCGGTGTGGTCGGAGATACGGGCCAAACGGACCAAGACGCTTTTGACGAGGTGTTCACTAGATAACGGAGCATCAGATGGCTACCACGACCATCAATTCCGGCTCGATTGTTACCAAATACGAGTCGAAGTATTTCAAGGAGTTCGTTCGCGAGAGCGGCTTCAATCCCTATATGGGCACCTCGCCCATGTCGCCTTTCGTCGTCAAGCGCCAGCTTATCGACAAGGGCCAGGTCATCAACATTCCGCTTGTCTCCGCCCTGAATGGCGACGGCAAGGGAACCGGCACCCTCGTCGGCAACGAGGAATCGCTTGCCAATTCCAGCTATGACGTAAAGCCGTTCTGGCATCGTCACGCTGTTCTTGTTGACAAGGAGCAAGCCCACATCGGTTCGTTTGACGTGAAGTCTGCGGCCCGTGACATGCTCAAGATTTGGGATATGGACGATCTGCGTGATCAGATTATTCTTGCCCTGTCTGCCACGGCTGAAAACTCCGGCTCGTATGACGCCCTCAATGGCCACGCCAAGCAGGTTTATCTGCAGGACGCGACCACGGCGCAGAAGAACGCCTTTGCTGCTCGCGGCCAGTACCGCCTGCTGTTTGGCGCTGCAGAGTCGAACTACAACGCCACCTGGGCAACCGCTCTGGCTACCGTTGGTTCCGGCGATGAGCTGGGCCGCGCTGAAATCAGCCTGATGAAGAAAATGGCCCGTCGCCGGGTCAAAGGCACGTATCCGTCCATCCGCCCGATCCGGGTTGCTGGCGGTCGTGAATACTTCATCTGCTTCACCGGCTCGGACAACTTCGCCAAGCTGAAAGCGGACATGGAGACTGTCAATCTCGACGGTCGTCCGCGTGATGTCGGTGCCAACCCTGTCTTCCAGGACGGTGATCTGGAATATGATGGCGTTATTATCCGGGAGATTCCCGAAATCCTGTCCGGCTCGTCTGCTGGCCTTTCTGCCAACCAGCAAGCCGCTTACTTCTGCGGTGCGCAGGCGCTTGGTATCGCTTGGGGTCAGACCCCGCGTGCAACCGAGCGCAAGGAAGACGATTACGGCTTCCAGTACGGCAAGGGCACCGAGTCACTGTGGGCGGCTGAAAAGCTGATCTTCAATGACTTGGATCACGGCATGATCACCGGCTTCTTCTACACGGCTTAAGGAGGCTGAGATATGACCACTCCCGCTCGTGAGTACACCACTCAACAGCTTCACTATCTGCGCAAGGGCATCACCTTCGCGGACCTTGATACAACTGTAACCCTGGGCGTGCTTCCTGCAGGCGCTATCGTGGACAATGCCTATGTGATTGTCTCGACCGCGTTTGACTCTGGCACGTCTGATGTTCTCGACATTGGCACTTCTGGTGACGGTGACGGGTTCGCTACTGATCTAAGCTTGCAGACTGCAGGCAAGATCGCGGCTGATGAGCTGGCAACGTCCGACGACCTTGGCCCTTATGCCTTGGACACGACCTTGCAAGCCACTTTGGTTGCCGCTGGTACTGCCGCTACGGCTGGTGCCGGTGAAATCGTCGTCACGTTCCTCCCGGACAATGACGGCTAAATGAGGATCGCCCCGCCAGCGCTTTCATGTAATGGCGGGGCGACCCCTTCAAACAATACGCCGCATTTGCTGTGCATCGCTGATATCTGGAGAACGCAAGATGGCTCTGACTAAAGCGCAAATGCGGGACAAGGTTCTAAGGATTCTGGGTCGCTTGCCTGAAAACCAAATCGCGCAGGCATGGGAATCTGACATTGTGGAGGACACGATTGATCAGGTGCAAGCCTTTCTGGAGTCTGAGGAGCTGGCCTTCTGGGAGACAAGCGCAATCCCTGACGGTGTGGTGCAGGGCTACTCCCGGTATGTTGCGGGCCAGGTCGCTCCTGAATTGATGGGGGCAGAACAGGCTGTTCAATATGTCGGCCTGTCTGACCTTGGTATGCGGGCCATTCGCCGGTTCTGCGCTACGGCTGACGGGCCGGTGACGGCGGTTTATTACTGATGGGATACCTGCCGCTCGGACTCTCGACATATCAGAGCAACGACTACGGGTTTCCGTCTGTCGAGCTTGAAAATTGGTTTGCCGAGCAAGCCCCGGATCGTAATGACCGTCCTGCGCGCCTTCTGCCGGTGCCTGGCTTGGTTTCATTCGCTTCCAGCCTCAACGGTGCCATTCGGGGCATAGATCAGCGTGACGGCCTGCTGAGCGACAAAATGGTCGTGTGCGCTGGTTTGCGCGTCTACACGATTACATCGGGCGGAACGGTTGCAGAGATTGGCACGGTCACGGGGACGGGCAAGGCACACTTTGCCGGGTCTCAAGCTGACATGGTGGTTGCTGCCGGAGGGACGGCTTATACGGTCACCGGCTCACTGACGAGCATCACGGTCGGGGCGTCTACGGGAAACATCATTGACGTTGCGACATACCAGCAGCGCCACATCTTCGCGGAAGAGGATAGCGGGCGGCTTTGGTTCTCTGATCCGGGTGATCCAACCACGGTAGCGAATACGGCTTTTGCCACGTCCTCTGATGAGGCTGACCCGCTTTTAGGCGTTGAGGTCTGGCAAGATACGATCTGGGCACTGGGGACGCAGACGATCCGGGGCTATGTTGGAACGGGTGATGTGGATGCGCCGTTTGTCCCTCGGCCTGGGGCTTTGTTCTCGACAGGCATTGTCGGCAACGCGGCTATCGTGCGGGCTGACTTTGGCTTGTATGTGGTGGGTGATGATGGGCGGGTTTATCGCGCTGCACAGGGTATTGAGGCTATCAGCACGCCACCGATTGAGCGCTTGATCGAGGACGTGACGACAAAGAGCGATATCCGGTTGTCGGCGCATAACTGGGGTGGCCATCAATTTCTTGGCCTGCATCTGCCCGGTGTTGGGGATTACTTCTTTGACCAGCTGACAGGGTTTTGGCACCGCCGCAAGGAGATTGGCAACGCCCGTTATCTGGCGCATGACTTCTTGAATGCTCATGGTGTGACCTATGTTGGTAATCGGTCTGCGGGCACAATCTACACGGCTGACAGGGACGTGTTTACGCATAACGGGGCTGAGGTTCGCCGCGTCGCTCAATGTCTGTTCCCTGTGGAGGACAACCGGCCTCAGATTTCCAATCTGGTGGTTGAGATGCAATCCGGCGTCGGCCTGGTCACGGGACAGGGCAGTGACCCTCAAGTGATGATGCGTCATTCGCGCAACGGGCGGACATGGTCGGCAGAGGTTTCACGGTCATTCGGCAAGATTGGCGAGTATAATCATCGCTGCCTGTTTGGTAGCCTGGGCCGGTTCAACCCGCCACTTGGCATGATCGAGATTGCGGTATCTGATCCGGTTCCTGCTACGGTAACGGGGCTGTATGCCAACCGGAGCCGTCCATGAGGAATTACCGCTATCCGAACGCCATCCCGCCACTCGGCTCGTCGATTGTGGATGCGGACGGTCAGCTTGCCGATCAATGGCGCAGGTTTTTCGAGGCAATTACCACGCAGCTTGGCGGGCAGGGCGGCGATGATCTGTTCGGCCTGCAGATTCAGCAGACCGTCATGGACGGGACCACGGAGAGGCAAGAGCGGCTAGAGGCGGAATTAGTGACGCGGGTCAATGCGGCTGAGGCGCAAGGCGCTGGTGTTGCGGATCGGCTGGACGCTCTGGACGCGCAGATCGCTGCGCTTGCTGGTGGAATTGTAGCGCCAGGCCTTGGCGTTCTCGCCGGTCGGGACTTTGTAGGCCGTGACGTAGCATCGGGCGATTTTGCGGGGATTGTTGCGAGAGCAAACGATGCTACGGCGGATTGGGTTGATCCAAGCGTTTCCTCTCCGACAAAGGCGGCGACGAGTTATCAGACACTGTCTTTGACCACGGGTGATTTCACGGTTCGCCCTGGTGATCGGATTCAGGTTCAAATGTCCTATAAGAACCAGGGCATCCGAGACATGTACGAGCATTTTTCTCATCAAGAGGAAGTCCTTATTTTGACCAGTGGCGGGACAACCGTCGCCACCTTAAATGATGACGTTTATCCGGCATGGTCATCGGCAAACACGGGCTATGTCCCCTCTTCATGGTCCGGTGAAATCAATATCCGGCACGCGGATACGTTTGTGCAGGACGTGCCTGACCCGCTTTCTGGTTCGTGGCCATCGGATGGTCAGGTCAAGGTCCGGCTTCGCTTGTCGCCAAGCACGGCAGCATCGGGCGGTGGCGCTGACTGTATCGCGGGCGGCACATTCAACGGCGCGAATGTGAAGACCTATTTCAAGTGCGTTAATCGCAACATCATTGTGCGGGTTATCCCGCAAGAGATTACGGAGTTGATCGGATAATGGCGCTCTCACAAAGGCGAATTATGGGTCAGTTGGCCTCTTCGGCAGCGGCTCTCTTGACGGTCCCGACCGGGCAAACGTGGATTTTGAACGGCGGCACCGTCACCAATGGCGACACCAGCTCAAGCGTCGCTGATGTCATTTTCTATATCTACCCGTCAGGCGGGTCTGATGGGGACGCAACCAAGCGCCTGGTTATCAAATCCATGCTTCCGGGTGAGATTCGTTATCTCAATTTACGCGACCATATGGAGGCGGGCGACGTGATGGAAGCGGTCGCGGGCACAGCGAGCAAAATCAATTACCACATCCCCTACACAGTGCGGACGGATTGATGAGCGTTCGCGAAGCCACGCCGGAAGACTTTGACGCCATCTTGGAGATTGGCGCACGCTTTCATGAGTTTTCGCCCTGGAGGGACCGTCCGTTCAGCGCAGATGCAACCCGTGCAATGCTTGATCGCATGACTCAGTCAGATGATGCGGTGTTGCTCTGGAACGGGTCCGGCATTCTTGGTGGCGTGGTGGCTCCGATCTATTTCGGCGGCGGCACTGTGGCTCAAGAACTGTTTTGGTTTGCTGATGCCAATGGCCGCGAATTGCTGGATGCGTTTGAAGGCTGGGCACTAGGCAAGGGCGCAGCGGGCGTCTTGATGATTTCTCTTGCGATTGACGAGCGCACTGATGCGCGGATGGACAGGCTTTACACGCGCCGGGGCTATGGCCTACGCGAACGCAACTACTACAAGGAGCTGATCTAATGGCTATCGGCACAACGGCGGCAATTCTCGGCAGTGCGGTTATTGGCGCGGGCGCGTCTATTGCAGGCAACCGGGCACAATCGAGCGCGGCACGGAATGCAGCGCAAACAGCGCAGAACGCGACAGACGCCAACAATGCAACGGCGCTGCAAATCTTCAACCAGCAGACCGCGCTTAATGAGCCGTTCCGCCAATACGAGATCCAGCAGCGCAATGCGCTTGGCGAAATCCTCGGTTTCAATCCGGTCGGCCAGCAGGCCAGCCCCGGCGTCAGCACGAACGCCCTTATGGCGGGCTATGGCATGGGCGGCGGCGTGGGCGGTGTTCCCGGTGGCGGCGCAGCGGTTCGGGCCTACAGCCCCGCTCTATCGGTCCCGCAGGGCATTGATGGCATGGCAGCGGGAGCGCCGCGCGACGGCAATGCGGCCGCGATGGACGCCTACAACATGCGCGCGCCGATGCGGTCGATCTCTGGTGGCGGATCTCGCCCGCCCGGCGTGCAAAACTACATGAACGAAAATGGCGGGCAGCTGCCGACCGCAGAGCAGCTTGCGGCCTTCACCGGCAAGCCGATGGTGCAGGTTCAGGACACCCAAGGCGTCACGGACCCGAACGCGATGGCGACCAATCCTGCAACGCCCGGCCTGTTCGACAGCTCAATTGGTGGCGCGGATCGGTTCAACAATTCGCTGTTCAACCCGCTTGCTCAAACCATGTTCAACACGGACCGCGACCGGATTGATGCGAACCTCGCCAATAGCGGGCTTTTGTATGACGGTGTGAGGCAAACGGCGGTCCAGGAGGCGGGCAACCGTTCGGCACAGAATGCGCTGTCCATGTATCTCAACACAATCATGGGCTCGCCCTCGACGCAGGCGACAAATAACCTCACAACGGCTGCAGGCAATTACGGCTCGAACGTCATGAATAACACCACGTCCGGCGCTAACGCCCTGATGGCCGCGCAGCAGGCACAGGGGCAGTCCCAAGCGGATATGTGGGGCAACCTTGCCACGGCGGGCGGATCGGCCCTGGGGGCGTTTAATTGGGGCGGTAAGTCCAAGTTTGGATTTTAGGAGAGCTGACATGCCAGCAGCAAACGCACTGAATGCCTTCATGGCCTCGCAAGGGTATCGTCAGGATCAGGAAGACCGGCAGCGCGCTGCGCAGGAGCGGCAGCGAGCAATTGGCCTTGATAACACGCGTGGCAAAATTAACGCCTTGATGATGCAGCCCGAGCTTGGTGCTGTTGGTGGGCGGCTTCCAGCGTCAAACATTAGCGCGGAGGAAATCACGTCCGCCGCCCGCGGCGCTGGGATGGCGGAAAACAATCCGTCGCTGAATCGTGTTGTTGACGGCATCAATCAGGGCCTTTCGCCGGACCAGGCAGCGCAGCGCGCGGCGCAAGGGGCGGGGCAGCGGCAGGCATCTCGGGCGGACCAAATGCGGCAATTGGCGATTGGTTCGGCTGATCCAGAGATAATGTCACAGGTACAGCAGGCGCTTGCCGGAATGAGTGCGCAAGAGCAGCAAGACGCTGCGCGCAGACTGCGAGGCCAGCGTGCGGCAGCGCTTACCCTTCTGGATATGCCAGAGGCGGACCGAGCGCTTTGGGTGAAGCAAAACCGGCCAACAATTGAATCCGTTGGTTTGACGGTCGAGCAGGTGCTTTCGCAGCCCTTGAACGATCAAAACCTCACGGCGCATGTTCGTATGGCTCAGGGCTTAGATGATGAGCTGTTTGCGGGCATTACTGGGCCGCAAACGCTTGGCGAAAGCGACACGCGCGTTGACATGCTTTCCGGTCGGCAGGCAATTGGCCAAGCAGGGTCGGAGGCTCGCGCGCTTGAATCCCGTGGGCTGGATATTTCCCAGCAGAACGCCAATACATCCCGCATGAATGCGGACACCAGCCGGATGGAAGCTGAGGGGCAGAGCGGCCCCGACTATGGCGAGATTAACGAGCTGTATAACAGCGCAGAGGGTGCACTAGGCGACTTTCGGGACATTGAGGATGCTTATGCCCGCGTCCAAGCGTCCATCAGCCAGCCAAGCGCAGCCGGTGACCTGGCGTTGATCTTCAACTTCATGAAGATGCTTGACCCCGGATCAACGGTCCGTGAGGGCGAGTTCGCCACCGCGCAAAATGCAGCAGGCGTGCCGGATCGGGCGCGTGCGGCATACAACAATATCGTCAATGGCCAGCGCATGACTCCAGAGCAACGGTCTGACTTCTCCGGTCGTGCGGCGCAGCTCTATCAAGCGCAGCGCGGACTGGCAGAGCAAAGGCTTTCGCGCTTCCAGGAGCAAGCCGACGAGCGGCAGTTCCCGCGTGAGCAGGCTATCCCGCGATTTGCTGACTTTGGGGCTCGCCCGGCATCTGCGCCGCAGCAGCAATCGTCCACAGAGCCAAGCATTGACGACCTAATCCGCCAATACGGGGGCTAACCGTGCAAGATACGACCCGCCTAGAGACAGCGCTGCGCAATGCCCATGCTGCGGGAGACGCGGCGGCTGCAAGCCGTTTGGCTCGCGAAATCCAGCGCGTGCGCTCTGAGGGCCAACAGCAGGCACCGCAGGCGAGTGACCCGCGCGACCTTATCCCCACTGATGAGCCGGGAACGGGTGGCTTTGTCACGCGAGAGCAGGCGGCACAGGATAGCTCTCGCCTTCAGGAGCGCGCAGATGAGCGCAACCAGCGCGGCCAGGCTTTCCGCCGCGACCTTAGCCAGATGGTTAGCAATCCAGCGGGCTATATCGGGCAAGGCATGGTTAATTTTGTCGGCAACGTCTCGCAGCAGCCGATAGCAGAACAGAACTTCGGCCAGGCTTTGGGTCAGTCCATGCCAGCCGCTCAGCTCGCTTTGCAGGGCGCTACATTTGGTTTCGGGGATGAGCTGGTAGGTGGCGCTGCTGCTGGTGGCGCTGCGTTGACAGGTGGCGACGCTGGGGAAGCATATCGGCGCAATACGGATGCTGCCCGCGCTGAGATCCGCTCCAATCGTGAGGCCGCGCCGGTTTCGTCTTTTGTCGCGGAGGCCACTGGGGGCGCGCTTGTTCCTGTCAGCGGCGGTTCCGGCTTTATCGGCAATGCAAGCACGACAGGCGGACGCATAGCGCGCACGGCTGCTGTTGGCGGCGGTGCTGGTGCCCTTACAGGCGCGGGTGAGTCTGACGGCGACCTTGGAGATAGGGCGCTAGGCGCTACGGCTGGCGGTGCGCTTGGTGCGTTGCTTGGCCCGGCTGTTTCTGAATCCCTGGGCTTTGTCGGTCGGCAGGCTGGCCGGATGGGTAGCAGGCTCGCTGATGAGGTTGACGACGCTTCGGATGCAGCTGTGCGGTTCGCGGGCCGCTCGGGCGTCACACGTGAATTGCGTCAAAACCCTGCAGCGCTTTCTGGTGACGGGTTTCTTGCCGAAAGGCTTGGCTCTAACACTCGGCAGACGGCATCGGGTATAGCTGGGCTTGGTGGGCAGGCTCAAGACGTGGCTGAGGATGCCATTTCAGAGCGCGCCGCTGGCCGGGCAAATCGTGTCTCCCAAGCTGTCAGCACAGCCACCGAATCGGGCGGGCGAACACCTATCGACAATCTCATGCAGCTGGATGATGTCCGCGCTGCTGCGAGGCCTTTGTTTAATGCCGCTGATGACGTGATGGTTGACCTGTCACAGAACCCGCAAGCATCAGCCAATGTCCGCCGCAACATCCGCCGCCTGCAACGGGCAGACGTGACGTTTGCTAGGGCTGACCGGCTAGCAGAGATTTCCGGGGAACCCCGCGTTGCTTTGGCCAATTTTGGCGGCGATGCAGGAGAATTTCCGTCACAAGTCCGGCTTGGTGATATTCGCGCTCTGGCTCGAACGGCTGAGGAGCGTGCGGGCGTTCTTTATCGTCAAGGCTCGGGTGAGGAGGGTCGGGCCATTTCTAACGCCGCTCGGGAGCTTCGTGACTTTCTGCGCTCGTCTTCCCCGGAATATCGGGAGGCTGCGCAGATCTGGCACAGCGCCGCGCGGGATGAGCAAGCCTTTGAAATGGGCCAGAGCATTTTGCGCCCTGGCGCGCAGGGCCTTCGTGATGTGCGCCGGTTTGTTAACTCCGGCACATCCCAGACGGAGCGCCGCATGTTCTTGTCTGGCATTGCTGACCAGCTAGAGCGCCGCATGGGCAATATCACGGAGGGTGGCAATGTTGCCGCGCCTATCAATCGCCGCCTTATTCGCGCTCGCGTCCAAGAGTTTCTTGGTGAGGATGCCGCGAATGAGCTGATGGAAACCCTCAACCGGGAGATGGATCAATCCCGCTTTGAAACGCTGGTTAATCGTGAAGTTGGCTCGCAAACTGATGCCCGCACAGCAGGCCGGGAGCGGGTCCGCCGCGCCGCTGCCGGTGGCCTGCGCAACATGCTTGGTGAGCTTGTGGAAAACCCGCTGGAACTATTGCGGGGCCGAGAGGGTCGCAGAGCGCTGGCGCAAACAATCCGAAGCGGTGACGACGAAGCCATTGCAGAGGTTGCCCGCATTCTCTACTCGGAAGGCGACTTGTCATCCGATCCGCTGGTGCGCCGCCTGCTTGCTGAGGCTCGACGCCGGGGCGTTGACCCGCGCCTTTCTGCTGGATCTTCGGCCCTAGTCGGGCAAGAGTCTGCCCGTCAAGTAACTGGTCAATAACAACCTTATACGGAGCCAATCATGGCCGCTAAGCCTATCACTTGCCAGCTTGTTGACAGCGACGGCAACCCGTATTCCGGTGCGAAACTCAATGTATACGATGCCGGTACGACCACGCCGCGCGCGATCTATACGGAGTCCTCGCTTTCTACTGCATCCGCCAATCCCGCTATTGCCGACAGCAACGGCGTAACTGTCGTGTGGGTCGATGACGCGGCGGGCGATATCAAGATTATCGCAACCAATTCGGCAGAAAGCGCCACGCCTCACAGCGCGGACAATATCCCGATTGATGCGCTGACATTCTACCCGGTCTTTACGTTCCAGGGCGATCAAACACTCAACACGACCAGCTCCCCGACTTTTGCCAGCATCACCCTTGGCGCGGTACCGTTCTCGGGTGTCGTAACTGACCCTGGCGTTGACAGGCTCATGTTCTGGGATGACAGCGATACGCAAGTAGAGTGGCTGTCTCTCGGCACTGGCCTTGCAATTACGGGCAACACGCTTTCGCTTGATGGCGACTTGGAAGACATCTCGGGCCTCACCCCCTCGGACGGCGCTGTCATCATTGGCAATGGCTCTGAGTTTGTGACGGAAAGCGGAGCAACGGCGCGCACATCCCTTGGTGTTGCTATCGGCTCTGATGTTCTGGCCTATGACGCCAACCTGCAAGCCTTTGCTACTGCCTTCACGGCTCCGACTGTGGATGGTACTGCCGGGCAGTTCCTCACGACTGACGGGGCCGGGGTGCTTACTTTTGCGACCCCTGCCGGTGGCGGTGACACGCTTGCGGCTGCAAATGAGACGATTACCGGGGACTGGGGCTTTTACAAAACCATTCACTCCGGCGACGAGATAGCGATTGCCAGCGGTGCCATCACGGCATCCCGCACGCTTATTCGCCTACAGCCGGAGGCCGGAACGTCAGACGACCTTGCGACGATCAATGGCGGCACCGATGGCATGGAGGTGTTGCTTTGCGCGCAGGACGCGGCGGACTCTATCACTATCAAGTCCGGGTCTGGGAATATCGACCTCGGCGGCGGTGACATCGAGTTGGACGCAACCCGCGAGTATCTGCGACTGGTTTATGATGGCGGATCATCCAAGTGGGTTTTGAGCCAGTACAACCCGCAAAAAGAGCAGCGTTATTTCTACGCCCGCGACTATGTAGCCGACCCGCAAGAGCGGGCCTATATCGCAGCGCGAGACGCGGCCAGTCAGGATGAGGCTGTTGTCGGCGCGGCAATCCAGTCGTGCGAAAACGCGGCCCTTGATTATCTCCGTGCAGGTGGTAACCGGGCGGCTGTGGTGGTTTATGATGGCGTCTTTGCCACCGACCGCCCAATGCACGATGACACGCACATCGAGAACCTGTGGACGTTTTCTGCAACGGGCTATTCGTCGCTCAATGAAATCCACTACCTCTTCACGCCGGGTTCCCGCATTCAGGCGCAAAACTGGGCCAATGCGACGGCGGTCATTTCGGCGGGCTGGTATTCTGACGAGAGCGTTACCGATGCTGTTCCCGCAGCAATGTTCCGGTGGGAGCAAGGGGCAAAATGGCAATTCCTGCGCAGCCGTACAAACATGGAGCTATGGGGCGAAGCTGATGTTGATACAGACCCTGTAGGCGAGCGCCTGCGGAATATCAACTCGCTGCGCGACATCAATCTCAGGGTTGAACGTTTCGCGCAGGGGGCAAGCTGGGTTGAGGACATCAACAACTCGTCATCCTATGACCCGGAATATTCCCGGTCGGGTTGCCAGATTACGAATGCTGGCGGAGACGGCTTTATTGACTCTGACGCTTATTACGAAATCACGGCGAGCGGCGGCGGCACAACCACTGTAACACTCCGTGACAGCGACGGTTCAGCGTACTCTGGGGCTTGGGAGTTCACCGCCTCGCATGTTGGGCGGTATCTGGTGCTTGAGGGGGCCGGAACGTCTAACGACGCCTTCGTGGCCAACATTCAAAGCCGGTCATCTGCTACGGTAGTGGTGCTGGACGCAGAGGCCCCGACAACGCCCGGCACTGTGGAGCGTCTGAGCTTCGGACCGCTCACAATTTCCACTACATCCAACAGCGCCAGCGCAACAGTGCCGACCGATTTGAATTTCTCGCTGGTCGGTCGCTATGTCGGCATCGAGGGTGCTGGATCGAAAATCTATACCGAGTGTGATGTGTTGGTGACTCGGGTTACGGCTCACAACACGACGACCGGCGCGATCACGCTCGCCACGCAGGCGGCTAATACGGTCAGCGATGGCGTGTGTATCACAATGCCTCAGATTTATCAGGGCAAGTCAGATGATCAATCGTCCGGTGGGTCTGCCGTAACGGGCAACAATAACGATTGCCAAATTTTCGGGCAGCGCTCGGAGCAAGGATCAATCGGGTACAGTGCCCTGAGCGCTCTTTACCAATTCACCTATGGCAATCAATGGCTGGGGTCTAAGTGGCACGGCATCAATCACGAGGTTCCTAATTTCGCTGGTAACTTCGGTGCGATCTGGTGGGATAACGCCAAATGGGCTATGCTGACGGACAGTGAAATTACCTGGGGCGATACCTCGCCTGACCTCGCCAAGCTGATCCACACGGGCGCGCGTTGCGCTATTACGTATAAAGACGCGCAGTTGGTGAACTCGCTCGCATGTAGCGCGACGGCTGTCATTTACGACAACCCGCAAACGCAGGGTTTTGAGAATTTCAAAATCCAAGTGAGTGGTCACGTTAACCGCGCGGCGTTTCCGGAAGATGATCAGGCTTTGGTCCGTCACGGGACGCGCGGCGACGATGAGCATATCTATTCCAACCTGGGAGTCACCTATCGCAATCAAAACACGATGGGTCCGGTCCCCGCTCGAGCGGGGATTTTTGAAAGCCTTGGGGATGATCCGGGTTTCCGGTGGCGCAAACTCGATAACACCGTAAACGATGTCTTCGATACCGGAACCTATACGCCGACGCTGGAGTTCGGCGGGACAGAGATTTCGACAAGCGCTGGCACCTATAGCGACCAAACCGGCTTTTATTACCGCATTGGACGCATGGTTTATGTGCGTATCAATATCACGCTGACGGCCAAGGGCTCAGCTACAGGTTCTGCAACAATCACGCTACCTTCCGGTCTGCCGCCCAAGGAGTTTGGTGACGGCTTGTCGGTGACGTGGTTCACAAACATGGCCACGCTTTACAGCATTCCATTCGCGCGCACCGCTGGAGGGGCATTTGATGAGATTCAGCTTCGTCAAATGAATTCCGGCTCGACCAGCTACACTGACATCACGCACGGCAACATGACCGATACCACCCGCATTGCATTGAGCGGCTGGTACGAGGTGGTCATCTAATAAACGAAATGCGGAAGCGCACTATTTTGGCCACGCGGCCCAATATGAGAGGTTATCATGAGCATTCAAAGTGACGCGAAAGCGATTCAGGACAAGACAATCGAGCTGGAAGGTCTCTGCGATGCATTCATTGCCAATCACGGTTTGACCGGTCGGCGTGTCCGCGCTGCACGGGCCGCACTGGCGACCTTCCATGTTCTG